GCCTGCAGATGCGTCTTTTGTAAGTTTAGATACATCAATGTTCGCAATACGAACAGCATAACGCCAGTCACGGACTGTTAAACCCAAATCCCAAGAATAATGAGTTTGATATGCTTTATACTTTTTGCCTTCACCATCAAGTGCATCAACTACACCATCATTTTCCATTGTGAAGCCAGCTTTACCACCTTTAGGATAGAACCCATACATAGTATTAGGGCCCCATACGCAAAGCCAAATAGAAGTCAATTGATTACCGGTACCTCCTGCATCAATAAGATTTTCTGCGGAGCGAGCCGTTTTATCATTGTATCGTGGTGCTAATCCGATAAATTTTTCAGGTTCAGATTTAGAACCATAGAATAAAGTAGACGCCATTTCTTGGTTCATAGATTCCAAGAATGCACGATCTTCTTGTAAACGGAATTCAGCAGCATTATTAGAAATATCTACCAATTTACGGTCAACAACTGCATATGCCTCGAGCATACCGCAGGCGTCTGTAATTTGTGCTGTTTTAGATTTATCTTGATTTACACCGCTGTTAAATAAACGCCAAGTTGCCTTTGGCAAACCAGTACGAATGGTAGTCATATTACCAGTTGCAAGGTTACCTTCAAGCATTGTCATGTCGGTTAAAACTTCATTAGTTTGGTTCATCATCTCAACAATTTTATCAAGATGACCATCACCTTTTACACGTTGTGCTACATCGAGCAAAGTAGGGTTTAATGTTCCAATTGCCATTTAAATTCTCCTTTATTTTTTCATATTTCCGTAAATAGATTCTGCCAACTGTTGTTCAGTCGTAATGTCATGGTTGCCTTTAGAATTACCCACACCCGGGTCTTCCTGAACCATTTCACCAACTGCCGCAAATACCTTAATCATGTTGATGTTGTTGTCGATATGACTATCAACAAGTAATTGACGTAATTCCGGTACCGCTTTAGTAAGTGCTTCAATACCTTTACCTGCGAGGGCTACAGTTTCATCGAATTTACCGCCCAATTCCTTCTTGGCGTTTTCATAATCCGCTTGGTGTTTTTCAACAAGTGCTTGTTCTTGCTGCTCTTGATAAGCAGTCAAGATATTCTGTGCGTATTGACTGCCAAACTTGGCTAGTTCAACTGCCTGTTCCTGTGTCGCACCGACTTGATTAAGTAACTTACTAAAGTCAGCGGATACAGTTTCATCAAGTTCAGTACCTTCAGGGAATACCTCCTTGAAGTCATAAACCGTTGGTTCAGTAGGTGGCGTATTATCACCGCCTAGTACAGATGGATTACTACCTTCACCATTTGGATTAGCAGGTGGTTCAGTAGGTGGCGTAGGATTGTTTAGGTCCGGATTCGTGCCCGGTTCATTGCCAGTCATGTTATTGTTAGCACCCATAGTTTCTTCAGCCATTTTGTTTCTCCTTATCGACTAAATTATTAAAATATTCTTGTTGCCCGATATATTCGAGCTGCGCTTGGTGATACTGCTTAACTCCATTGGTGCCCAACTTAACTAGATCACCATGGAATAACAGTCCTACCTTGCGCTTTCCTTCGTTGAAATATGTTTCACTGTTGCCAGTGAACGATTGCTTTAATATGCCCGAGCGGTCCATAAGCCTACAAAAAAACCACCTACCTAGCTCTGTGCTAAGTACGTGGTTAAGCGCCTGCATATCTCGCTCTTGCATATAATCTTTAATTGTTTTCATCTAAACACCGTCCATTCCTAGCCAACTCTGTAATGCAGGGTTGCCATCATTGGCGGCGTCTGTTGCTTGCTTAGCTGCTTGCGCCATTCCCGGTGCCAATTGAGCCGCTTGCATAAGTTGTTGTTGCTGTTGCTGTTCAGCCTGTGCCTGTGCTTGCTGTGCCAAGATTTCTTGATACTCATCATCCGAGCGAATAATCTTAGCAGGTACGCCCAAGTTAACGCCGTATGTATTGGCTGCTTCCTCAAAGTTAAACTTGTTAACGATGTTAGGATTAGCCTGTGCCAAAGACATGATGAACGCAAAATACTGTTCGATGTTTACCAACGAACTCATCTTTTGAGCTTGAGCCAATGGTGAGATATATTCTATCTTCACCTCTTGACCGTTTAATTGGTCTAGAAGTTCCTCATCCTCAACAGGTGGAAACACACCGGCACGATCTAAAACCGCATACACACGTTCAATAATTGGATTCAAGAATTCAGATAACAACCGTTCAACTACAGGGCCTAATTGTTGTAATTTCTCTTGCGTGCGCTCCATGACCTCACGAGCCGTCATCTGCCCTTTATCAATTTGATCTAGCATCAAGAACAGATCCGCACTATAGGCTCTCTTGATTGAATCCTCTGTTACTGCAATCTTGTTTTGAATATCCTGTAAATTAGACTGCACAGCAAACATCGGTTCAACTTTATGTTGCCCCTCAATCTCTGTAATGCCACCCGGATATAAGTTAACCGTACTAATGACATCAGATGGTGCTTGCATAGGAGGTTTAACCCCTAACTCAACGGCTGTTAGATAATCAAATTCCAATTTCTGTAACATTTGTGAATCTGGTTGAGCGAACCATGCAGCGCCTTTGCCGTAACCATTCAAGTCCATGGATGTATGTCGAGCAATTGGAATTGGCCACTCCTCAAAGCCACCATGATATAAGACTTCATCGCTATTGCTGCCTTCCACCCAGTAGATTGACGAATATGGCATATTGCGACGCCCTAACTTATCCTTACGGTCATTATTAGGCTCAACCAACCAATTGACTGTGAATGATTGTTGCAAGCTGTTGCCATTGTCGTAAATATTCTTAACGTTATCTGGGCAATTATCATACCCAAACTGTTCGACAATCTGATCTACTGTCATTTTGTATTTACGACCAAAGATATTTACGGTTTCCTTGCTGTTGGTACTGATAGCATAGGTGCCTATCGGGTACGATGTGAAACGAACACCAGATTCACTATCAGCGAATATTCCCATAGGAGCTTGTCCCATGGTTAACTCCATATAGACTTGATGGACTACGCTGTAGAAATTGGATTTAGCGAGGACTGCATACAAGATTTCCTCTCGTTCATCCAATAATTCCGCAACTTGGCTATTCGCTGCTACGTCGATGTTTTCCATCGTTAGCTTAAACCACTTACGGCTCGGAGGCGTTAAGCCGCTCATGACGCCACTGGCGAATATCTGGCATGACTCCCAAGCTACAGGGTTTAGGATTTTACCGTTATAAGGTTCAGACTGGTCTTCCTCACCGTCGAACTGACCAATAAACGGCAACTGATAGTCACGCAACTGCTTCCACTTATTAATGTATCGTTGCTGCGCATTAAATAGTTGCGAAAACTTCTTTCTCAACTTCGTATAATCACGTCTAACAGGCTTAACACCTTCAGTAGGTTGTCTAGCCAGTAAAGATTCCATTTCCGCCATGCTATCCCCCTAAAATTGATTTCTGACCGCCCGCAGTCGGACCTAAGATAGTAGATTCAAAGCCACGTTTGAATTTGCGTTTAGTTTCTGCCATTTCCTCACCAGTCTGATTACTCATATTCGTTTGAACAGTCGGAGCCGGAGCAGGTGGTGTATAGTTAGCAGATGCACCTTTCATACACATCTTTATCCCTCACTTTCTACAATTAAAAAGGATTATAACTTGTATTAGCTACAATCCTATTGCCTGTTTCGCTTTTTTTAACGACCCGCGCAGCAAAGGTCAAGGCTAATGCATCGCCTTTATTTGGTGATGGCAAGCCTCGTTCTTTCATATCTTTTTTACTTTCGAGCTGAATATGGCCATTCTTATCGATGATAGCCTCAGGCCCTACAATGTCATCATAAAGTGCTTGGTCATTCGGTGGAATCGAGCCACCTTCACGGAGCCATTCTTTCATTTGTCCCCACATATAGGCCCTCATATTAAGATATACAGGGTCATTACTTTTACCACCAAACTCAATTAACCGCCATTTGCGGCCTAATTGCTTACCAATGCTATAGATGCCTGTTCCATATCCCATATCAATGAATACGGCATCTGCTTTATATTCGTCCTCAAACTGGGCGATGAGTTGAGCCATGCGCCAGTCATCGTCATTCTTAGGAATCGATGCTAGCGACTTCATATAGTAGCCTTGCCGCATTACTATTTCTAAAGAGTCTGAGCCGGTCCACGCAGGATCCACACCAATGATTACCGGTAAATGGTCAAATGCACCCGGCTTATACGATTGCTTTTGTGCCTTATCCGCAATTTCAGTAGAGATAAACTGCAAATCTGATGCGGAAGGGAATACACCACGAACACGAACTTTGAAGAAGTCAGAATCTTCACCGTAAGCCTCTAACCATTCTTCTATCTTAGCTTTGTTAGATATTTTAACGGTACGACTATCAATCTGATACGTATTCCAGAACTTCCTATACTTTCTAAAACATTCACGGAACCGACCACTATTACGAGTAGGGTTTCCAAATGCACACCAAATAATTTCAGTGTTAGCATCTGTAAGAGCCCCTTCAGTAACTTCCCAAATAACATCATCAATAGCAGAGGCTTCATCAAATAGAACTAATATCCGATTGCCTTGGTTGTGAAGACCGGCGAATGATTCAGGGGAATTCTTACTCCAAGGAATGGCATCGATGCGCCATGTCTTTTCATAGTCTTTATCGCTACAAAAAATAGCTGTGGCCGTATAGGTAAACAAATCTTTAGCAATGAACATATTGTGCCATTTGCTAAGTTCTGGCCATGTTTTAGTTCGGAGCTGACCTTCCGTATTGGCAGTAACTACGCCACGAGTATTTTCATGAGTAGATATTGCAAAATGAATAAGCCATGATATCAGCGCTGATTTACCGATACCATGGCCAGATGCTACCGCCTCTTGAATAGCGGTTTGTAGGTCTTTGCCCTTCTTTAATTGTTCACCGATGTCTTTTAAGATTTGAATTTGCCATTCATCGGGACCTTCCATATCCTCCAATGGCGTCCCCGGCTCTCCCCAAGGATAGGCAAAGTATACAAATGCTAACGGATCATGTGTAAGAGCGCCTAATGCCTCTATTAACTCGTCATGTTTTTCCATTAGCCTTCTCCCGTGCAGCTTTCAATTTATCCATAGCAGACACCGTAAGCTCACCTTTAACATCGATATTTTTAGTATCTCTCCATTTTTCAGGATTGCGGTTCTTTAGCCAGAATATCTGAGCTGTAACATCTGGGGGCTGTTGTTTCTTTACAACTTTAACGAGCTTCCCATTCTCGTATGTTTTCTCCTCATATTCGTAACCGATAGCACGTTTATGCAATGCATTTTCAACTTCAAGGTCAATAACTTCCTTCCCTCTTTTAAGGGACTGTAAAAAAGGTAAGGAATCCTTTTTCCAGTTATACAAGGTTTTAACCGAAATACCTATATTTTTTGCTATCTGCTCATCAGTAAGGCCATCACGAGCCCAACCTTCTGCACGCAATAAATTATCTGGGTCAGTTAGCCAGTTCTTTTTATTTACTCGCAATGGATCATCACCTCACTTTAATGTATTACCGCCCTTGCGAATCATCTTCCCATTTTTTCTTACACATAATCCACATGAATTTTTACTAGCACTTGAATGCGTAATATAGGATTGACATAAGCCATCATAAAATATTTCATTGGCCGTACATATTCCATTTTTATTATTCAAGCATTTGTGCTTGATGCAGTGTATTTGTGTCATAATTATTTTTGGTAGCAAAAAAGGCACATCAATTACGATGCGCCTTTTTGCGTTTGGTACTCTAAATGCTTAGGAGATGAACTCATGTTCTTCCACATACAATATATCATAGATATAGGGGGCTTAAAAGGTCGGAATTAGCCGATTTAAGCCGATTTAAGGCGGAGTTTATAACCTAATTCAATAAGAGCCAAATTCTTATATTCTTTTCCTTGTGATTCACCATATCCCACAAAAGCGTAAGCCCCTTTAGCCGACATACCATTAATATATTGTTGCATGAGAATAATAGATCCAACTGTATTGGTTAACGAATCTATCATACGACAAGCATCATCACGTTTAGTAAGTAGTTCATGGATTTGGCGTTTGTACCTCATTTCCATATCAAGTAACCGGTTAATATCATCCTCAATACCAGATGGTTCGCCGCCGTCTACTCGTTCTTTACCATAATTTACAGCACGTAATGACGTAATATCGTTTTTAATGCGTTGGATATTACGCTTTAACGATTTAATCCGTAGTGCTGCTTTACTTGCCTCATGCAGATACTTATATGCCAGCTCACGATATTCCTTTTTGCTAAGTTCTACCATAGGACCACCACACAAACAATATTTAATACAAACAGAATACTACATATCACCATATCCCGTATTTGCGATCTAACAATTTTCTGCAGTTGCATTCTATATGTATCAGAAACCATAAAGTGCTTTAATGCATCTGCTTCACGATAGGAGTAGTAAGACATTTTAAAAATAACCACAAGGTAAATCGCTAGTAGAATGTTTATAATGATCATTTCATTCATCACTATCACCTACTAATTTTGCATATTTCCAGATACAAGTATCATTGGCACTATCGATGCTCCATGATGTACATCCACACAACCAAGTTTCTACAATTCCATTTGTATATCGTGCAAAATATCTAGGTTTCCAATCCACCTTATTTTGACTAACCAATATAGGTGTATCAACCTTTACTTTAGACCAATCAATAAAGCCTAATTCTTTTGCAATATTTAAAACTTCGTTCCCCTTTATTTTAGGAAATACACTTTTCAAACAATTAGCATATTCAAATTTATTACAACTGTAAATATTTATATAGCCTGATTCCATATCCACCATAGGCATTGTATTGGTTAAATATAACTCTCCATTATACCGACATGCACAATATCTCCAGCCATCATCATATAGCTTTTGTAACAGCCATTTCTTCCCTAGTTCATCGCTAGTCATAATCTTCTACCTCTCTATAAGTCGTTTCGAATTCATTTACCTCATGAACTTTAATTTTACCTTTATGATCTTTAACAATATAATTACCTTTAAAACATTCGATTCTTCCATCATCTGTTATGATTTCTAATGATGCGTTTTCATACCAATCAATACCAATTACATCACCAATAAAATCGACTATTTCCATAACGTTAGTGCCGTTATATTGCACAGCTTGAATTTCATTAACCCTTTTCTCATATCGTCTAAACACTTTCTATTCAACCTTTCTTCCTCTTAGTTACCCACACGCACCAGTTTCCGCTATATAGCTTTTTAATTTAGGTTTATCATCATTATCTAAACCATGTACATTTTCAATTTCCGCTCTAATTTCAAGAATATTTAGATACTCTCCCATAATAGCTTTTTGCCTACGCAACAAATCTATAGGACACGTTGGTTTAAAATCTAAAGTTCCAGCATCATATTTAACAATCATTCTGTGAAGTTTATTGTAACGATCTTTTAGCTGTTTATATTCTCCACGAAATCTAGCCTGCCATTCTGACTCACCAACACTTAATTCATTTTTCTTTTCTTCGTTCATTTTACTCACCTCTTATGATAGGGCGGATATTTCACCGCCCATACATTATTTAATCAAATATACCAACATCACTAATAAACCAAGCAATAGTAAAATACCCATAGCCATTAATCCAATAATGGCACCACATACATCGATTTTTTGTTGTAGTCTTATTCTTTCGCTTTGACGTATAAGTCTATACATTTATCTGCCTCTTTCTTATGTCACATATTGCTTTTTCATATAAACGGCCAATTTCTTTTGTTACATCGCTAACAAATCTAGCAAATGAACTTGGATCAGATAATCCACGTTCAACAGTCAAACATATTGGTTCCTGATATTCAATGATTGCCACTTTTGTTTTATAGGAAAATCTTATATTGCCTTTATGGATACAAATTTCAGGAATGACATCTTCACTACCTAAAGGCATTTTAAATAATTTTGCGATTGCTTCACGTCGTTTTTCTTCAAAATCCTTTGCAATTTTCTTAATAACAGTTTCACATTCATCAAATGAATAATTGTTAAAATCTTGTCCAAACATATTCATATTGGTTTATCCTTTTCAGTTATCTTTAATACACATAGTCCTCACATCGTTTTAATATATCGTGAATTAATTTTAATGGAATATTTGAACGTGAATTATATCTACCTCCAACATTACTTAATTGATGCCATTGCAATTTAGCTTTTATATTGTTTTTCATTAACTTCAAATCAATATTGCTGCCAAACTTTGTTGGTTTCTTTACTGGATAATCGTAGTTATTGTAATAAGTTAGATTTTCATAAGGAATAACAAATCCTATTACATTTGCTATGTAATCCCATATCCGTCCATAAGCTGGGTTTTCAATTACGAACACTTTAGGTTGATAACGTTCAATGATTTTTATCGTATTATAAATACACATTTCACCATTGACCCGTGTTAAAAATTGCTTGTCGTAATTATATTGGACACGATTATATTCAGAGTTATTACGAATTGTAAATTTACTATTCTCCTTGATTTCACCAAATAATGAAGTAATGCTATTAGGTTCACGTTTCCAACAAGCATTTCCATTTATCATTGCACTGGCATTACTCCAGCTTTCGCAAGGTGGACTAGCTAGAATAACATCAGGTCTATCTAGTTTATCTAATGTTTCCCATAGTGCATTTTTGTTATGTAGCGTATTTATTGCAAGGTCTTGGTTGATACACGCATCACCAATTCCTATTGATGTGATCGTGTGTTGCCCCCCCATATTCACGTTATATTCATCTACCGCTTGGCGATAGCAGCCGTTGCCATCATCAAATAACCCCCAAATATTCATTAGTATTCCTTTATCAAATCCGATTTAACGCTTTCCACTCTCTCAACGTAAAATTGGAAATACTATGTTTCTTGGCATATTCAAATTCACCTTTACAGCCACGACTAGATTCCCATTCTGGACACAACACTAAAATGTCACACTGTCCAAGTAGACTTAAACAGATATCTAATCCTCTTTGGTAATCATCACCAGTCAGATATACATAACCGAAATTATGAATTGGGGAAATATAGTCATGACTGGTATCATTTAAAACTAAATCCCCCATGATCACATCAATCATTTTACGATTGCTTGTCTTGCCGCCATACGGATGGGCGACATAAACTAATTTTTTCTTCATAGCATCAACCTTTCAACGTTTCAATATGTACCCAAATCCCTGTTACTGGATTCCAATACTTTTCCGTAATTTCGCTACAGACTTGAGCATCATCATTCCAGTAATTTAACTTGGTCATACAATCCTTAAATAACTTAATAAGATTATCTGTATCTGGCCGAGTGGTTTTCCAATGTGGCGTTTTACAATTCGCTTTACCAAAACACCACTTGGTAACCAATCGAATCGGTCCCTCTAAAGGTTCACTAGGAACATGATCAGCTAAACCAGCTAAGAATATTTGTTTAGCATGTTTTAACTTATCTGATTCATAAAAGATAGGCTTACCATGTTGTGTATTTACCTGTTTCGTTTGATGTGTAACAGTAGGAACCTGTTTAAGAGGAATAAAAAATTCAATAATCAATAACAATCCCCCTTTATTGAGAATTTAATTGATAATAACCAATACAATTTTTCAAAGCCCTTTTGTAATGTAGGGTTCAACCTAAGGGGAAGAGGTAAGAAAAGGATGATTTTAGAAATCCTTTTCCTTACCCCCTTAGCTTGAATCCACCTTACATTGGGACACAAACAATAACAAACATACCTATATATATATATAAGGTGTGTTGTTACTATTGTTAACCTATTGTGAATGTAAATATGTTAACAATTATCAACCTTAAATAACTCACCTTTATCGACATTAAAAATTGGTGTTTCTCTTAAATATCGACGAACGGTCATTTCACTAACTTCCATAATTTCGGCTACTCGTTTAATATCTGCTCTGCCATTAAATCCATTTTCAGCAGCGGCAATATTAAAAGCATCTACCAATTGCTCTTTTTTCTTTTCTTTAATGGCCTGCTTGCGTTTATTCATCTTGTCTAATCCTTTAGACTGCGGGCTATCAAATTGAGCCATTGCAAGGAACCCGTTTGTATCCACTTTGTGAATAGGGTATTCAAACCATAAGTCCACCGGTTTAAACTTCGGATATTCTCGAAGTGTTCCTTCCATTCGCCATGCAGTACATTGGCTAGTATCAATAGGCGCATCTTGGAGTTTATCCTCGTTCATGTTCTCGAGTTCAAGCTCTAGTAAGTCGAGTAATGCATCTGGATCACGAGCAAATACACCAGAACCAGATGCACGGTCCATAGACCGTTTACCGGTTTGGCTTCCCTTTGAATGGTGATGACAATAAATAACGGCACATTTAAGTTCGGTACAAACCTTATCAAACTGATTACAGAAATTAGCCATTTGATCAGCACTGTTTTCGTCACCTGTAATAACCTTATAGATAGGGTCAATAATGATAGCCTTATAGTTACGCTTTTGAGCCCTGCGGATAAGCTTAGGTGCCAATTGGTCCATTGGTAACGACTTACCACGTAAATTCCATATGGATATGTTCCCAATGTTTGTTGGTGACTGTCCAAGGGCCTCATATACATCTTTAAAGCGATGCAAGCAGGAGGACCTATCAAGTTCCAAATTGACGTATAGAACTTTGCCTTGCGTACAGTCAAATCCGAACCACGGCTTACCTTCGGCAATGGAAATGCATAATTGAATTAACGCAAATGATTTACCTGCTTTAGATGGTCCAGCAATGAGCATCTTATGACCTTCACGAAGAATCCCTTCAATTAATGGAGGTGCTAGGTCTGGCATGTTATCCCATAATGCGTCAAGTTCTTCCGGTTCTGGTAAATCATCATTAACAGATGCGATCCATTCTTCCCATTCCTTATAGTTTTCTTTACCAATATTGGTTGCCATAAGGAATTGGGGTTTACCATCACGCATAACGCCCGGCATCCTTGATAATCGGCTAGGGTTGCGATTCTTTTTATCTGGCTTGAAGCCATTTTTCTGAGCAATGGAATATATAAAGTCAACACGCTTTCTGTATTCCTCGTACGAGTAAGCATCAACTTTAACGATGGCATGAATTGATTTACCACCACTAAATACCATAGCTGCAATTGGTAATTCTAATTGTTCAAGAATGGCTTTTTGTTTTCCAAGTGACATATTGTCAGATTCCAAGAGCATATACCGAAATGCGGTTACGTTGTCATTCTTAACCCCTTTGCCATCAATTGGATTAAACCGAATCCATGCGCCCATTTCTTTGTTAAAGGTGCCGAACACGTTTTCTAATTGTGTCGTACCGTTAATACCATCTATGATTTGTTGTACCGTACGGCTATAATTCCCCATCGTAGGGGACTGTTTGCCGTCTGGTAAGGTAAATGTATTAACGACATATCCAACGTACTCCTCTGGCTCAAATAACGTGGTCAAATAGGTAAGTATATCTCGTTTACGTTGCTCTAAAGGATAAGATTTAGGAATTGTAACATCTGATTCTTCAATCCAGTTCTTATCAACAACTTGATACTGTTCCGGAGTTGTGGCCAATACCATGGAGTCAAAACTTAATGCCTCATTATTTTCAAGCTTACGTTTTGATGTCCATCCATTTTCTTTTGCCATTTGCGTGATCGTGGCTCCGGTAACAAGCTTTCCGGTGTACCTACCAAATGACTCCCATTTAGCAGCACATTCGCCTTCATGGAATCGTTCTCCATCATCTGCAGACCATTCTTCCCATATAAACATAGGATAACCCTCTTGATGGAGAGCAAGTCCTACGTTTAACCATTCCTCATAGGAGCATTGGGCAGGGTCTATATATTCGAGTAGTTCTCGTAAATCAATTTTGCTTTCCATGTTAACTCCTTACCATTGAGGAACGAATTCTTCTACAGGTGGCTTGTATGTAGCAGGCACTACACCTTTAGGAATACGCCAACCACTAGCACTAATACGACTAATCATCTTAGAGGCTTGGTTATTGGTCCATGTTCCTACATTTTTAAAGCCTTTATTTTCAAGAAATCTAATTTGTTTAGGGGTAGACAAGCCTTCTTCACGACGTTTTTGCAATCTATCAATGAGCATAGATGCTTTGCCAGCGTCTTCAATGTTGTCACCATTGATGCCAAATTGCTCAAGCGTTTTCTTTTGACTATCAGTAATGGCGCTCATTTGCCAACCAAAGGCTGGTGTGTAATGAGTGAGGTCTTCCGCTTGGATTGAAAATTCAAATTGCAATGGATCAACAAGTTGTGCTTTTTTCTTACGCATAGCAGCGAGTTCTTTTGCAAGCGCTTCTTCACGTTGAGCCAATACATCAGATTCTGCATCCCTTTCGCATTCTTCAAGGTCCATTCCTTTTTCTTCAAGAATTTCCGTCATGCGCTTGGCCACATCATCTGACTTAGCGATTAAATGAGCCGGTCTACATAATTCGTGACGTTCAACATGCCATAGAAAATCTAAAATCAATAAATGGTCTTTCCCCGGTGAAAGACGTGTACCACGGCCTATCATTTGACAATACAAGGCACGAGACCGAGTAGGACGTAATACAATGACACAATCAACACTTGGACAATCCCAACCTTCCGTGAGCAGCATTGAATTACAAAGTACGTTATATTTACCTTCAGCAAATGCCTGTGTAATTTCAGTACGGTCTTGGCTTTTGCCGTTTACTTCTGCTGCTTTAAATCCTCGCTCATTAAGAATTTCACAGAATTGTTGACTAGTAGCAATTAATGGTAAGAATACGACGATTTTTCTATCTCTGTATTCCATTAATTTATTGGCTATTTCTTCTAAGTAAGGTTCTAATACCCTGCCGATATCACCTACGGCAAAATCACCAGTTGAAATCTTAACCGATGAGATATCTAGTGTTAGCGGCAATGTTTGCACCTTAATCTTAGATAAGAAACCCTCTTGAATAGCTTTAGGTAACGTGTACTCAAATGCTAAACTTTCAAATACACGTCCTAAATTCTTCATGTCCGAGCGATCTGGTGTAGCCGTAACCCCCAATACTTTTGCTTGGTCAAAATAATTTAAAATAGCTTGATAGCTACTAGATACAGCATGATGTGCTTCGTCAATGATAATGACATCAAAGTACGTTTTACTGAACATTGACAATCGCTTGTCTTTACATAATGTTTGAACAGAACCCACTATGATGCGATCCCATTGCCCAATGCATGTATGTTCAGCCTTTTCCATTGCAGTTGTAAGCCCTGACGCACTCATAATTTTGTCAGAGGCTTGCTGCAATAGTTCTTCACGATGCGCAAGGATAAGAACACGCTTACCCCTGCGAACCGCTTCCTCAGCAACTTTGGCAAAACAGATTGTTTTACCTGTACCGGTTGGAAGAACTAATAATGTCTTATTAACCGTTTCCCATTCACGCCATATCGAATCTACAGCTTGTTGTTGATACGGTCTAAGTTCCATTAGAATGCACCATATCCATTTGCTTGAGCATTAGGGTTTGCAAAGCATTTTTTAATTTCGTTACGAGTACCATTATTACCGTCATTTTTTACATAGCCTTGTTGTGTTAGCTCACACATAGCGGATTTACCCATTAATTGGTCAGGGTCAGGGTTGTAGTTTTCACCTTTTTTAGCAAGACCTACGGCCATAAATAGTTCTGTAACTTTCCAGATTGTAGATTTCGTATAGAAAAGGTTGTGAATTAATTTTGTTTTGCCTTGATCACCGCCATCTACTTCGAGGGTAATTTGAGCCTGTGGACAAGATGGCAATTTGCTACCTTCTTTAGGTTCATAGAATTTCTTCGCTACATCTGTGATTACAAATGGATACGTACCAGCTTCAAGTAATGTATATTCACGTTCTTCCGCTAAAATAGGTTGATCAAATGAATATACTTCTTCTGCTTTACCGAATGTTTCAAAATTGCTTTGTTGTGCTTTCATAATAATTAATTTCCTTTCTTAATTGCTTCAACAATATTTGGCCAGAATGGGATAATCCATCCGTTAACGAATTCTGGATCATAATTTTCAAATGGTGTACCAGCTGGATATTTACCACGAGCGATTACTACTGATTGAACTTGTTCTAATGTGATACCATCTTTAACCATTAAGTCTTTTAACGGTTTAGGAATAACCGTTTCAACTAATGGTGTTTCGTTTTTGTTGGTGTCAACATTTTCCTGAGGTGGTGTTATTACAGGTTGTGTTGTAGTAACTTCCCCAACTTGTTCCTTGGTAGCATTCATTACTTCTGGAGCATATTCATTATTAGCGGCTTTCGCTATTTCTTGTGCTGCAGTAGTTGGTAGAATATCATCAGGAATAACATGAGCGATTTGACTGTATTCAAATGGCATTACATCTGGTAACCCATGACGATTTTTAGCATCCCAAGCAGGATTATGTGTTGCGTACATCAACCGTTTACCATTGGTTGCTTTCTTTTTGTTAGTTTGAGTTGTAATGATTTCGTTTTTATAATTGGCAAAGAGCACCATGTCCGCCCATTCTTTAATAAGTGGAGAGGTTTGACTTCCTGTCTTTTTGCCAAGCTTCAATTCAAAGCGATCATATGCGCCTAATTCATCTGGCTGTTCAAATTTACGAATTTGGGCATGAGCAGTAAGAACTACGTTCATACCTGCGTTGATAACTTCATCAAGTAGATTTAGGAAACGGCCCATTTCCTCACGGACGAATACATAACCGTTACCATAACCAAAGTCTTCAATACCAGATTTATTATGTTTAGCACAGATATACTCGACACATAACTGCTCCGCCCAGTCGATAGTGTCAATGACTAAAGTCCGATAGAATCCCGGCATTGTTGCAAATTCCTTAACAAAGGAAATTAGCATTTGCCATGATGTAGGTTTATCTGTACGAGCTACATCTAAATGGTCTGTGCTGCCTTCCGTATCGATAAATACAGGGGATGGGAAGTGACTAGCAAAGGTTGTTTTACCAATGCCCTCAGTACCATACACAACGACCTTCTGAGCTCGTTTTCGTTTACCAGTTGTAATATTCATTAAAAATCACCCCATTCATTTTCAGGTTTAGTTTTATTAACTGGTGCTGCCACATTGCTGTACTCTTCACCTTTGATGTGTCCA